GAAGTTATCTGGCGGTGCAGTATTTGAGTTAGGTGTAAAAACTTCTAAAGAAAGTAAAGCGATTAGAAGAATAGCGGAACCTCTTATGGCAAAACATTGGAAAGATAAAGTTACCAATCTACATAGAATATATAAAGTAGCAGAATATCTATGGAAAAGAACAAAGAGACCTAGATGATAGAGTTTGATTATAAATTAGATTATAAAAAATTACAATTTACAGATAAAGAAACTAGAAAACTTTATCGTATAGGAAGAGGTGAACAAGGCGTATTACTTGTAAGACCTTATACAGACCAGATTTGTAAATACTGGAGATTTAAAACGCCAACTATTGCCAAAAGGTCAGCAGAAAAAATTTATATAATGTATGCTGATTATAGAGCAAAGAACGATTTTGTTGGTATGGATATGTGTAGAAAGTTTTTAGAAATGGGTTTTACAAGGGCAAGAAGATATGCCAATCATAGAGACGGTAATAAATATGATAAGAATGGTAATGTAAAACCACAAGAGCCAGACGCAATGACTTGCCACTTTGCAGAATCGGCTACGATATTTAGAGAGTATAGAAACAGAGTTGCTAAAGACTCTAAATATAAAAGTATGAGAAAAATGTGGCGAGAATATGAGAATTACAATATACAGGCGATATAATGATTATATTTTTCTTGATTTTGGTCCTCCAGAGCTTGACAAAATATATGATTTCTTGTATAATGAAAACATTAAATGGTATACATTAAGTTATACAGAAAAGGAAATGGAAGAGTATGAGCGATTTTTTAAAGGACATAATAAAAGAAACAGGTAACGAATACGCAACACTAGCCGCTGATGGCGTACAAGGTGGCGATATTGATAGTTTCATAGATACAGGTTCTTATTCTTTCAACGCTCTTCTTTCAGGTTCAATTTATGGCGGTATGCCTAGTAATAGAATAACTGCTATTGCTGGTGAAGCTGCTACAGGTAAAACATTCTTTGCATTAGGTGTTGTTAAACACTTTTTAGATTCAAACAAAGACGCAGGTGTTATTTACTTTGAATCAGAAAATGCAATCTCAAAAGGTATGATTGAGAGTAGAGGTGTTGATAGTAATAGATTATTGGTAATGCCTGTTGCAACCGTACAAGAATTTAGAACACAATCAATAAAAGTTTTAGACAAATATTTGGAACAACCAGAAGACAAACGTAAACCTATGATGTTTGTATTAGATAGTTTAGGTATGTTATCTACTACAAAAGAAATGGAAGATACAGCTGCTGGTAAAGAGACTAGAGATATGACAAGGTCTCAAATTGTTAAGTCTGCTTTCAGAGTATTAACTTTGAAACTAGGTCAAGCAAATGTTCCTATGATAATGACCAATCATACTTATGATGTGATTGGCAGTATGTTTCCTCAAAAAGAAATGGGTGGCGGTTCAGGTTTGAAATACGCTGCTTCTTCAATCATCTATCTTGGTAAACGAAAAGAAAAAGACGGTACCGAGGTTGTTGGTAATATTATTCATTGTAAAAATTATAAATCAAGAATCACAAAAGAGAATGCTCAAATAGATGTTAGACTAACTTACAAAGAAGGCCTTGACAAATACTATGGTCTTTTAGAAATGGCTGAACAAGCAGGTGTGTTTAAGAAAGTATCTACAAGATATGAAACACCGGCAGGTAAAGCGTTTGGTAAAACTATCTATTCAGAGCCAGAAAAGTATTTTACAAAAGAGGTATTAAAACAAATAGATGAGTACGCAAGACAAAAATTCACCTACGGAACAGACGAAGAATAATCCTAGATACGTATTCGCACAAAAACAAGGTGACGAATATTCTTGTATCAAATTAACAGAGGGTAAATTCGCAGGCGTAATATACCATTACGGTAAAGTTTCTTTTGCTCCAGAAACCGAACTGAAAGATGGCAAATTACCTATGAAGTTTGATTACAACGTAGCATTAAATCCTACTGAACACGTATTATATGATAATCAAGAGTTTATTGATTACATAGGTGATATACTATTAGAATTATTAGAAAAACAATTAAAAGAAGGCAAATTAGATAATGCAAAGTGATAGATTAGAAACCACTATATTAAGTAATCTATTCTATAAAGAGGAATATGCTAGAAAGGTTTTGCCTTTTTTAAAAGAAGAATACTTTACAAATAGAATAGAACAAATTATCTTTAAAACGCAATCTGATTTTATTATAAAATATAATAATGTTCCCACCAAAGACGCCATATTAATTGAAATTAATAATAGAAAAGATATTAATGATACTGAACACGGACACATAAAAGATTATATTAATACTATTGCAAACCAAGAAACAGATGAACAATGGTTATTAGATACAACTGAAAAATGGTGTAAAGATAGAGCAGTACATAACGCAGTATTAAGTGGTATAAAAATATTAGATGGCAAAGATAAAAAACAAACACCAGAGGCAATACCTGGTATTTTATCAGACGCATTAGCAGTTTCTTTTGACAATCATATTGGTCACGATTATATTGATGACGCACAAAATAGATACGAATGGTATCACACAAAAGAGAAAAGGTTTCAATTTGACCTAGATTATATGAATAGAATTACCAAAGGTGGTATACCAGCGAAGACATTGAATATTGCATTAGCAGGTACCGGTGTTGGTAAATCTTTGTTTATGTGTCATTGTGCTTCAAACTTTTTAACGCAAGGTTATAATGTATTGTATATTACTTTAGAAATGGCAGAGGAAAGAATTGCAGAAAGAATAGACGCAAACTTATTAGACGTTTCTATGGACGACCTACACGTAATGCCAAAAGATTTGTATGATAACAAACTTAAAAAGATTTCAGATAAGACTTATGGTAAATTAATTATCAAAGAATATCCTACAGCGTCTGCTCATAGTGGTCATTTTAAGGCATTAATAAATGAACTTGCATTAAAGAAATCATTTAGACCAGATATAGTATTCATAGACTATTTAAATATATGTGCTTCAAGTAGATTTAAAGGTGGTAATATAGGTTCTTATTTCTATATCAAGGCAATTGCTGAAGAGTTAAGAGGTCTTGCAGTAGAATTCAATGTACCAATCTTTAGTGCCACACAAACAACAAGAACTGGTTACACGGCAACAGATATTGGATTAGAAGATACGTCTGAATCTTTTGGTCTACCAGCAACAGCAGATTTTATGTTTGCTTTAATGTCAACTGAAGAGTTAGAAGCTCTAGGTCAGATGAAGATTAAACAACTTAAAAATAGATACAATGACCCAAGCGTCAACAGGTCATTTATCGTAGGTGTAGATAGAGCGAAGATGAGACTATATGATGTAGGTCAATCAGCACAAACAATTGTTGACAGCAATCAAAAAGAAGTAGAACAAAAGGAAGTCGCTTACGATAAGTTTAGCGACTTTAAATTATAATGCCTAAAAAGAAAACTCAAAAAGTTAGATTTCATAAAGGTGATAAGAGACCAGGAGGAGAGAAAGGTAAATTGTCTTACAATACTAAACTAGTAAAACGTGGTAGAAAAATGGTATGGCAAGTTATTGAAGAACCTACCAAATCTATTATCAATGAATACTTTTTTGAAGAAGACGCTCAAAAGATAGTTGACTTTCAAAACAAACACAAAGTTTGGCAAGTGAATGGTGGAGTACCACCTTTTCTTTGTTTAAATTATATGTCAAAAAACTAGTTGCCTAAAGCTCATAAATAGTGTATAGAGGTAATATGGCATACACATTTTTTCCAGAATCGGCTTCAGAAATAGAGTCAAAACTTAAATTTCCTACACCAATTAAAAAGGAAATTATAAAGTTATGGGCGTATTTAAATAGGCAATATAAAGAAAAAGCACCTATAAACATTGACCCTAATATAAAAACAAATGTCAATGTAGCTAGAGCAATAAAAGCAGCGGGAGCGGATATTAAAAAAATTGAAAGAGCAACAAAACTCAATGTTATAAAAATAAAATTTGGTAATGGTTCTTTAGGTGGTAGAGGCGTCAAAAATAAAGGTAATGCTTTTGAGAATACGTTTGCTCAAGCAATATTAAAATATGATGAGGGTGAAAAGGTTGACGCTAATTTAGAAAAAACAATTATAGAGTTAGATAAAATTTATAAACTATCAAAGTTTAAAAAGTTAAAGCCAGAGGTAGAGGGTGGTAGAAATACACCAAGACCATTTCAATATGATAACTTTATAACCGTAAAATCAAACATACAAAAAGGTAATGATTTAGGAACCACCGTTACCGATATAACTATTAAAGACGGTGATAAACCTAAAGTTTATTTAAGTTTGAAATATGGTAATTTAACAACCTTTTTTAATGCAGGTGTCAAAACGGTTTTAACAACACAGGAAATTAAAGCAGGTAATATAGAAAACAAAGATGGTTTGAAATTATTAAATATGTTTAAGATTGATGAGAATGTATTTTGTGATGTGTTTAATGGCAAATTAAAAAAGGGTATTGTTAAAGATGTATGGCCTGAAATGAAAGCGCAAGATAGAACAGCTTTATATAAACTATTACAATCAGGTATAGGGTTTGGTTATCACGTAATACATAAACTTAATACAGGTAAAATTCTATCATTTAAAGTTGATGAAAAATATATGATGGAAGCTGCTAAACCAAAATCTTGCACATTATATTATGGTGGAAAAACAGGTACGGGTAAAAGAGTTAATATGGAAGTGTTTACTCCGAAGTATAAATTAACACTTAATATTCGTGATACGCAAGGTAAAGACGGTTACCCTACAAGAATGATGTGTGATTTTAACTATCTTTAATTATAAATAGTAGTATTGAATATTGACATAAATGGAATTATTTTGTATAATGGATAAATTGGAGAACAAATGTTTAGTTTTAAAGGATTTTTTACACAGGAAAAAAACACACACCTTGAACACCTAGAAGATGATATTATTAACAACGGTGTCAAAGGCGGTGAAAACGCAATTAACTTTCTAAAATCGGTAAGAGATATGCTAGCCGGTAATACCGGTGGTGCAGTTAATATGACCGTGAAGTGGGACGGTGCGCCTGCTATAATTTGTGGTATCAATCCAGAAAATGGTAAGTTTTTCGTAGGCACTAAATCAGTATTCAATAAAACTCCTAAAATCAATTACAATGTATCTGATATAAGAAAAAACCACGGCACAGGTGGTGCAGGTGCAAAACTTCTATATTGTTTTAATTATCTTAAAAGATTACCAATCAAAGGCATATTACAAGGCGACCTATTATTTACAGATGATAAAAGTATTGTAAAGATAGACGGTCAACCTCACATTTCATTTACACCTAATACAATTACATATGCAGTACCAGTAGATAGTGGTATCGGTAGACAAATTGCCAGAGCCAAGATGGGGATTGTATTTCATACTTCTTATACAGGTAAAAATATGGCAAGTTTATCGGCAGGTTTTGGTACCGTAAGAGGTAGTGGTGGTTCAAATATATTTTTAGCGTCTGCTCAATACATAGATAAATCAGGTTCAATAACATTTAGTAAATCTGAATTACGAAGTTTTGACGCACAAATAAGAATGGCAGAGGGGTCTTTATCAAGAGCAAAAGGTATCTTGAATGATATGTCAACTGCTAGAGCAGACCCTTTATCAGTTGCATTTAGATTAAAAACTTTCTTCAATTACTTTATTAAAAATACAAAAGGTGATATGGGTAAAGTAAGAGATATGCAACAACAATTTAGATTGTATTATAATAATATGCTACAAGGTGAAATAGATTCTAAAAAGACTTCAAAAGGTAAAGAGAAATATATTAAGGCACAAAAAGAAGGTTTAAAATTTATAGATAGAAATAAAACGGCATTATACTTTGCCATTGCTAGTCATATTACTTTAGCAAATTGTAAGAATACATTGTTAAGAAAGATGAATCAAATACAAAGTATAGGTCATTTTGTAAGAACTTCAAATGGTTATAGAGTTACCGCTCCTGAAGGATATGTGGCCGTTGATAGAATTGCAGGTGCAGTTAAACTTGTAGATAGATTAGAATTTAGTAGAACAAACTTTACATTACCGAAAGGATGGAATTAGTGAGAACAATACCAGATACAATTGACTTAATTAAAGAGAAGTTAAAACCGTTTAGACCAATTGCTATATTAGATGGATATTATAGTATTATTGAAACTATTGGTAGTAAGATGAGTGTTTATGCTTGGCATAAAAGATGGTGCAATAGAGAGAAAGGTACAGGTTATAGAAAGTGAAATTTGTAGAAAGATTTTTAAGAGAAGTAAAAGGTGGACCTTGGCAGATTATAATGATAGGTGGACCAGGTTCAGGTAAATCAACTTACTCAAAATATATTACAAAGCATTTTAATATACCACACATTTATACTGGTGATATGATGAGAGCCTTATCAAAAAAAGATACACCAGACGGAAGAAGAGTAAAAAGATTATTAGACCAAGGTAAATTTGCGCCAACAGAAATAGTAATGCGTGAAGTTATGGATAGATTAAAAAAACCAGACGCAAGAAACGGATATGTATTTGATGGTTTTCCTAGAAGTATGGAACAAGTAAGAGCTATGGATAAAAATAATATAGAACATAACTTTATTATTAATTTACAAGTATCTGAACAAGAAGTAATTAAAAGATTAACTGCCAGAGGCAGAGCAGACGATAAACCAGAGGTCATAAAACAAAGATTAAGAGAACACGAAAAACAAGTAGGTCCTGTAATCAAACATTTTGAAGACCAATTAATAAATATTAAAGCTGAGGGTGCAGAACCGGAAGTAATTGCAAACAAAATTATAAGAAGAATAGAAAGATGAAATCATTTAACGATATAAAATACAAAGAATTAAATGAGGGTTTATATGACCCTAATATCTTCAAGGCATTTTTTCTTGCAGGTGGTCCAGGTTCTGGTAAAACATTTGTAACCAGAAGTGCTTTTGGTGGCACAGGTTTAAGAATGATTAACTCTGATAATGCTTTTGAAATTGCATTAAAGAAAAATAATTTATCTCTTAAAATGCCAGATAGTGAGGCAGAGGCAAGAGATATGGTAAGAGCAAGAGCAAAGGCAACAACAAGTGGTATTATGGATTTATCTATAGCAGGTAGATTAGGTATGATAGTTGATGGCACAGGTAGAGATTATGATAAAATTAAAAGTCAAGTTGCAGAGTTAAGACAATTAGGTTATGATTGTTATATGATATTTGTTAATACTAGTTTAGATGTTGCGTTAGAAAGAAACTCTAAAAGAGAACGAAGTGTACCAGAATATATTACAAGAAAATCTTGGGAAGCTGTACAATCTAATATTGGTAGATTTCAACATCTATTTGGTTTAGGTAATATGGTTATTGTAGATAATAGTAAAGATGATAGAGAACTTACAACAATTGTTATGAATAAAGTGGCTAAAGAAGTTAGAAGATTATTAAGTAATAAAATTAAGTCATACACAGCAAAAAGATGGATGGCTACAGAAAGAAAATTAAGAAGAAGATGAAAACATTTAAAGAAAGTATCATAGACATACCAAGACGGACATATGCGCCAGGTATATTTGATAATGCAGATACAGATAATCCTAGATTAAAGCAAAGTATCATAGACATTATTAAAAGTGATATGAAAAAACATATAGAAAAATATGGTAGTGTTGAAAGACTTACAATTATTGGTTCTGTATTAACAAAGACATATAGAAATGACGCAGATTTAGATGTAGATATTTTAATAAAACCAAATGCAATTGGTGAAGAAGATATAGAAAAAGTAAGAAAAGATTTAGTTGGTAAATTAATGGGTCAAGTAAATGGTAAAAATATTCCTGGAACTACACACCCTATTAATTACTATTTACAAGTTGATAAACAAATTAGTGATGACCATTTAGCAAAAGCAGATGGACATTTTGATATATTAAGTAATACATTTACAAGAGTACCTAATATTCCTAAATTTAATATTGATTTATACATAGAAGACTTTAACAAAAAAATACAAGAAATAGATATTGTAAAAGGTGAATTAAAAAGAGATATTATAGACTATGATGAATTAAAAGGTTTGAGTGTTAATGATGTATTAGATTTACAAGAAAAAATTAAAGATAAGTTAGAAGAAATAGAAGATAGCATTAAACAGATAAAAGATATAGGTGATGACTTATCTGATAAGAGAAAAGAAGTATTTTTAAAAGATATGACACCAGAACAAATTAAAAAGTTTGGTGTTGCAAACAATATGCCTTCTAACGTTATCTATAAACTATTAGAAAAATATCACTACATAACTTTCTATAAAAAATGTAAAGAGATATTAGATGATGGTGTGGTTACAGACGCAGAGATTAATAGTTTAAAAGAGGCGAGAGGTAAATCACTTGCATTTAGTTTTGGTAGATTTAATCCACCTACAACTGGTCACGAAAAATTAATTAATAAAGTTGCTAGTATTAGAGCAGATGATTATAGAATTTATTTAAGTAGAAGTCAGGACCCTAAAAAGAATCCATTATCGCCTAGAGAAAAATTAGCGATTATGAAAAGAATGTTTCCTAGACACGCAAGAAAAATAGAAATTAATACTACAAATATGATATTAGATATTTGTACACTACTATACAAAAAAGGTTATTCAGATATAACTATGGTTGTTGGTAGTGATAGAGTAAGAGAATTTGAAGAGATAATAAACAAGTACAATGATGTAAAATCAAGACACGGTTATTATAACTTTGATAATATTAGTATTGTATCTGCTGGCGAAAGAGACCCCGATGCCGATAACGTATCAGGTATGTCAGCAAGTAAGATGAGAGCAGCTGCT